GAGTAGTCATCATAATACGGGGCGATGTTAAAATCAAGTGCCATGTTTTACCTGTTAGAATCTAATGACTGTATTTAAAGAAACTGATTGATCTTCTGTTGTAGAGAATGCTCTACGGTTATCGATGTAAACGAGTTCACCGGAATATTTATCTACGTCTGGATTAGTTACTCCAGTGACTACAAAACTATTGCTACCTGATACCGAGATAGTATCTCCTACTACCGGGGTAGTTTCATCTAATGAGCTGACTAATATAGCACTGTTAGAAGAAGATATAACTAAAAAGGCCGTATTATCAGATGCTCTTCTTACTATTACATCTTCTGCAAAAACGGTAGGATTAACTGTGCCGGAAATTAAATAACAAGCAGAACCAGTTCCACCATTAAAGTATTTTGAATTATTAAGATTTCTAATATCTTTTATAATACCAAACTGACGGTAATCATTGGTAACAATAAACCCTTGATTTTCTTCTTGATTAATGGTAGAGTAAAACCCTAAGTTTCTAGCAAATAACTCATTAATAGTATCTTTACCATGTCCATTATATGGTGGTAAAATAGCTCTAGCAGTAGCACCTTTACCTGATCCTGTAATATTTACAGTGGCAAAGGTGTACCCTGAACCTTCATTAATCATATTTATTTTTGTAATTCTACCAGCAATTATAGTAGCATTAGCTGTTGCACCAGTACCATCTCCAGATATAGAGACATTAGCGTTAGAATAATTATAACCCTGCGATACTACCTGCACTGTATGAATAGCGCCAGGTACTGCTTGTAATTCACTTAAAGATTGAACAGATTCTAAATCACCTGGTGAAATATTTAATTGTAAAGAAGCATTAGACCCATCACCAACTACGGTTAAAGTAGCATACGTATAACCGGTTCCACCATTTTCAATATTAACTCTGGTAATTCTTCCACCTTGATCAATATAAGGAATTAAAACCGCTTCTGTTTTTTCAACTTGAACTTCGATGTTAGCATTACTTGCAGGGCTATAATCGGTCTTATTACCGTTAATATTAGCTTGAGGTTGTCCAATATAACCTGCACCATATTTTAATCTTGCAGTAGCAGTAGCTTTAGCACCAGCGTATGTAAATGAAACGTTGCCTAACGTCTGAGTACCTGTAGTATGGGTAGGAGCTGTAGTATTACTATAACCGTTGGAAGTTACAGTATAAAGATTGGTTAAATAAAATACTTGCCTATTAACATCAAAGAAAGTATTAGCTGTCCAAGAATCTCCAATAACTATGTTAGGTGCTAGTGTATAATTCTTACCTGTATCCGTTACATAAATTCTTCTTACAGTATTATCTACAATGCTAGCATAAGCTGCAGCATTAACACCACCACCACCTTGGAAAGTGATAGTAGGGGCTGAAATATAACCTGAACCGCCTTTTGTAATTACAATGTCTCTAATTGCGCCATCTAAAGTAATATTTGCAATAATACCAGAACTTACTCCTACATTACCGGTTGCTCTTGTACCTTTAAACTTTAATGCTACATTACCATTTTGTTTAGTTCCAACCGTATGAATAGGACCGTAAGAAGGAGTATGCCCTGCTTGAACAACTTCATAGTAATTATTTTCATAACTAATAATTTTACCAACGGAGTATCTTGTATTGGCTGACCAGGTAGCTGAAGCTGTTACCGGTGGATCAATAGTTATATTTGCATTATTGTAACCTGATCCAGCTCCTTCAGGTTTTATATAAACTTGTTTAATTAAGTATGGATCATCTTCTAGATGGCCATCCCCTTGAACCACGATTCTTGCATAGGTATAACCACTACCGGTATCTAAAATATTAATCGATCTAATTTCACCTTTAGAATAAAAATTAGTATTTACGGATGTAGTAACCGGTATAAATGAAGGAGATAAAAATTTATTTCTTAGGAAGATAGGGACATTACCCATAAACTTCCATTTATAACCATCAGTTGTTGTAAAAGGTTCTACAGAAGTACCAGTTGGTTTTACAGTAGACCTTGCATTGTTATTATTATCTAAACATTTGTAAATGTTAAACTGATCGGTCACCACATAGAAATCGGCATCTTGTAACGTAGAAGAACCTGAAGGAGCGTAACCTAAAACAGCTTGAACGTTGCCACCAGAACCGTATGCGTCATTTATAACAACATTAGGTTTATTTACATACCCAGAACCTTTAGTTAATAAATTAACTGAAGTAATAGCACCATCTACTATAATAGCATTAGCAGTTGCTCCTGATCCACTACCACCGGAAATAGATAAGGTAATATTACCGCTATAATTAGTACCACCAGCAACTAAATTTAAACCAACTACTTCTGTACTATAATGATCATCGTACATATCATATACAGTACCTGACGTCCAATCTTTTCTATCTACTACATATGCTACGTCGCTAGGTAAAATTTCTTTAACTAGAATAATATTTTTTCTAGTATCTTTTTCATATACAAAACTATCCACAGGAATAGGTGGATTATTTTCATCTGTCCATTGAACAGCTTGACCTAGAAAATAATAATATCTTCCAGTTCTAGAAGAAATTTCTTTATATACAGAATCCGCAATGCTGTTATGCAATTGCGTTTTTACTAGCGATGTAGAGGTCATGTTAAGTTATAGAAACTGTCCAGCTGATTGCGATTGAGTCGCCTGCCAGTTTATTAACAACTGGGAATACTGTACGGCAAAGCATAGTACCGGTAGTTGGGTCATTAAATACCCCTGCTTCAGTTAAAGCACCAGTAGCTGTACCTGCAGGTACGTTAGCAGAATAGTTAATAGTATTAGATGATGGAGTACCACCATTCACTAATAACGTAACACGACCTAGTTCAACACCCAGTGTCGTATCGCTAACTGCCGCCGCTGTTGCACCGTTACCAACTGCCAGATGGCTCATTACCACTGCAGAGTTAGATGCCATACGGCTAGCAATAAAAGTCTTACCTACAGATACTACCAGGTTTTTGTATTCATATTTTTCTGAATTACCTGATTCATCTGTCTTAATTAATATCACATCACCCTTTACTGATAGGGCTTCATTGTGGCTATTCATTTCTTCTCCTTAAAATAGTACTACATCTCCGGCGTAATCTTCTAATGGGCCTGTGTAGTCGCTTGCGTAATTACCATTTAGAACATACCCTGATTCAACCAGAGCAAAGTTATCAGCAATATTTATCTCACGAGATAGGAAGATTTGATCTGTTATGATTACAAATTCAGTAAGTACAGTATAATCTTCTGCAAAATAATCTTCTAGCGCGTAGGCTCCACCAGCATCGCCTATTTGTTTTGAAACATTTTTTAACGGTATAGATACTTCTGTACCAACGTCATCTGTTTTATTTAATCCTAACTCTTTTGAGATCTGTTCGAGTAATACATCAATATTTTCATCAGGTAGAGGTTTGCCAACATGCTTACCGATAGTCTCTTCCGGAGTAAATAGGTCATCGACCAACTTAGTAATATTCTTAGTTGGATCAGTATCGGTAACCTGGAAGACATCTTGAAAGCGACTAATTAAGTATCTTAACTGCGCAGTTAGTTCAGCACCAGAGTTAAAGTCATTAGTTAAAGTTAGTTCACCGATTAACTTAGTACCAGCTGGATGTAGTAAGTCTAAGACTGCTTTTCTATATTCTTCTAATCTTTCATCTATTTTAATAACGTAACTGAATGTCTGATAGTATTCTTCGTTCTCTAAGAAAATCTCATCACTTAAGAAACCATCAATAGTTTCATAATAACCAGGGTATTTTGCTAAACCACCTAGTTCAATGTACAGAGCAGCATCTGTTGGAGTGCCGACCGAAATAGAAATACTGCCTAATGTCTCTTCTGTAGAGGAATTTAAAGATGTATTGGTATAGAATGACCTTAATACTTCCCCTTCATAATCTTGAGCAAAATAATTTTCAGAATAAGAAGGTTTAGTAATAAAACCATAGTCCGAAAAACCTAATATGCTTTCATTTATAGTAATCGCACCACCTGGTTCATCAAACTCAAATGCACTCTCAGTAGGTATTCCTTCTCTTGAAGTAAAGAAGTTATAGAAACTAGTCTCATATCCATAACCATAGCTAATAAATTGAGCGTTTCTAATACCACCACCAGAGGTAATTCTAGTTACTTTAACACGAGCACCAGAACCAATACCAGATGTTAAGGGTAGAATATCCCCTACTTTAAAACCTGAACCTGGATTAATAACAGTAATTTTGTTAGGTATGGAAACTATTCTACCTTTAAAGTTTTCATACTCAATTTCGTTACCTACATCTAGAGGTAGATTTCTATCGTTAGTAAAATAAAATTCTCTTACATTTCCTACTATACCAACAGAAGATGATACAGCGTTTACGCTTTCAATTACTATCGGGTATAAAGAGTTACTAGTTCTAATTAAAGCGGTGTTATTAATTAAAATAGTAGGATCACCCGATAATATTTCCATAAAGAACGATGTTCTTTGT